ATGACACGAGCCGAAGACGGCGCGCCCGAGGCGCGCCGCACAAGCACCACGCCCCGCTGGCAGGCCAGGTTCCTGACCGCGCTGAGCGACACGTCGAGCGTGGAGCAGGCCGCCGAGGCCGCGGGCATCAGCCTGGAGCATGTCCACAAGCTGCGCCGGGAGGATACGGACTTCGCCGGGCAGTGGCAGGATGCGCTGAACGAAGGGTATGACCGGCTGGAGCTGGACCTGCTGTACCGGCTGCGCAGCGGACGCACCGAGGAGCAGGACGAGCCCGGCGCCAAGCGCAAGTTCGACATCGCCACCGGGTTCCGCATCCTGTCCGCCCACCGCCAGCGCCAGCAGGCGGAAGGGCGGGGCCAGTCGGATCACGGGACGGAGGCGGATGTGATCGCCTCCATCGATGCGCGGCTGGACGCTTTTCGTGCCCGCCGCGAACAGGACAATGCCGCACTGGCCGCAGCCGCGGCGGCGCTGCAGGTGAGCGATGACGGGGCCTGAGGACCGGGCCGAACGGGATCGCAAGGATTGTTGGCGGGCACTGAGCAACGAGGAGTTCGACGCATTGCTGGCCGGGTTCGACCCGTGCCAGCGCACGATGCTGCTGTATCACTGGCGCCTGCACGCCCGGGCGGAGCAGCTGCCGCCGCCGGGTGACTGGCGACTGTGGCTGATCATGGCCGGGCGCGGCTTCGGCAAGAGCCGGGCCGGGGCCGAATGGGTACGGCAGGTGGCCGGCACCGACCCCAATGCGCGGATCGCGCTGATCGGGGCCAATCTGCCGGAGGTGCGGCAGATGATGGTGGAAGGCGACAATGGCCTGCTGGCCTGCTGCCCGCCGCATTGGCCGATGCCGCAATTCGAACCGTCACTGCGGCGGATCAGCTTCCCCAGCGGAGCGCAGGCCTATCTGTATTCCGCCGGGGAGCCGGACAGCCTGCGCGGCCCGCAACATTCCCATGCCTGGTGCGACGAGATCGGCAAGTGGGACAATTCGAGCGAGCGGGCGATCATGGCGTGGGACAATCTGCAACTGGGCCTGCGACTGGGCGTGAACCCGCAGGTGGTGGCGACCACGACGCCCCGCGCGGTGCCGTTGCTGCGCCGGCTGGTGACGCAGGCGGAGCGGCCCGGCGGCGTGCTAACGCGCGGACGGACGCAGGACAATGCCAGCAATCTGCCGGCCAGCTACCTGCTGAACATCGCCGAACAATATGCCGGCACCAGGCTGGGCCGGCAGGAGATGGACGGCGAGTTGCTGACCGAAGTCGAGGGTGCCCTTTGGAACCGGGCGCTGATCGACCGGCAGCGGGTCGAGGTGGCGAGCGAGCCGCCGGTGCGCGTGGTGGTGGCGGTGGATCCGCCGGCCAGTGCGCGGGGCGACGAGTGCGGCATCGTGGTGGCGGCGCGGACCGAGTCGGGCCGCGGGCTGGTGCTGGCCGATGCCAGCGTTCCCAAGCCCAGCCCCGAACGCTGGGCCCGGGCGGTCGCGGAGGCGGCAACGCAGTGGAAGGCCGACCGGGTGGTGGCGGAAGCCAACCAGGGCGGCGACATGGTAGCCAGCGTGTTGCGGGCCGCCGACTTCCACATGCCGGTCCGGCTGGTTCAGGCCACCCGCAGCAAGGTTGCCCGGGCAGAGCCGGTTGCCGCCTTGTATGAAGCGGGCAAGGTGCAGCATGTCGGCAGCTTCCCGCAGCTGGAGGATCAGCTGTGCGGGATCCTGGCTGCCGGCGGCTATGAAGGACCGGGCCGCAGCCCTGACCGGGCGGATGCCCTGGTGTGGGCGCTGCATGAATTGCTGCTGCAGGACAAGGCGCCGCCCCGCATCACGATGATGTAGCCGATACGGTACATAGACAAGACCGAAAGAACCGGCCCTTCCAACGCGGAAGCGGCCGGTTTTTCTTTGCCACAAGGATCAGAGCCATGTCTCTTTTCGAAAGCCTGCGTTCCGCCTTCAAGGCGGGCGGGGGATCCCGGGTGCCGCTGGCGCATGGCTTCGTGCCGCCATATGCGCTGGCCCTGGGCGTTCAGCCGACCCGGGTTGCCTTTGAATATCGGCGCGGCGTGCGCGAGGCGTTCCTGAACAATCCGGTGGCGCAGCGCGCGGTCCGGATCGTCGCCGATGGCGTCGCCGCCGCGCCGCTGACCATCAGTGATCCCAAGGTCCGCCGCCTGCTGGAGGCGACGTCCGCCGGGCAGTCGCTGCTGGAAACGCTGGCCGCGCAGCTGGTGCTGCACGGCAATGCCTTCGTCCAGGTCATGCGTGACGAGAGCGGCCTGCCGACCGAGCTGTTCGCGCTGCGGCCGGAGCGGATGGCGGTGATCGCCGGCGCCGATGGCTGGCCGGTCGCCTATGATTACCAGGTCGGCGGCAGCACGGTGCGCCTGCCGGTGGAGGATGCCGATGGCTGGCCCGCGGTGATCCACCTGAAGACCTTCCACCCGGCCGACGACCATTATGGCGCGGGCTGCCTGTCCGCCGCCGAGGGCGCGGTGCAGATCCACAATGCGGCGGCCGCGTGGAACCGGGCGCTGCTGGAGAATGCGGCGCGCCCGTCCGGCGCGCTGGTCTATGCCAATGGCGATTCCGCCGGCCTCAGCCCCGACCAGTTCGACCGGCTGAAGGAGGAACTGGCGACCGCCTTTTCCGGCAGCAACAATGCCGGCCGGCCGATGCTGCTGGAGGGCGGGCTGCAGTGGCAGAGCCTGTCGCTGTCGCCGGCCGAGATGGACTTTGCCCAGCTGAAGGCGGCGGCGGCGCGGGACATCGCGCTGGCCTTCGGCGTGCCGCCGATGCTGCTGGGTCTGCCGGGTGACAACACCTATGCCAATTATCGGGAGGCCAGCAAGGCGCTGTGGCGGCTGACGCTGCTGCCGCTGGCGGGCAAGATCCTGGCCGGCCTGGCGGAAGGGCTGGAGCCCTGGTTCCCCCGGCTGGACCTGGCGGTGGACCTGGACCGGGTGCCGGCGCTGGCAGAGGATCGCGAGCGTCTGTGGGCGCAGGTCAGCGGTGCCGATTTCCTGGACACGGACGAGAAGCGCAGCCTGCTGGGCCTGCCGGTCCGCGCCGCCGGGAAGCAGCCATGATGACGCGGCGCGAGGACATGCTGGCCGGGCTGATCGCCCAGGCCGGCGCGAAAGGCACCGATTTGGTGACGCTGCGCGCGATCATCGAGGAAGCAAGCGAGCTGGGCGCCGAGCGCGTGCTGCAGCGGCTGAATCTGGGCGACGACCGGGCGCAGGGCGATATCGACGAGCTGCGCGACCTGCTGAGCGCGTGGCGCGCGGCCAAGTCCAGCGTGTGGAAGGCGGCGATCGAATGGCTGGTGCGCGGTGTGATGGCGTTGCTGCTGATCGGCATCGCCGTGCGGCTGAACGTGCCGGAGATGCTGAAATGAGGCGCGGTTCACCCCCTGTCCGCTTCGCCGGCTACGCCGCCCTGTTCGACATCCCCGACGGTGCGCGCGACGTGATCCGCCCCGGCGCCTTTGCCCGCACGCTGGCCGAGCGGCGCGACCGCAACCTGGGGCCGGTGCCGCTGTACTGGCAGCACCGGCCGCATCAGCGGATCGGCACGGTGGAGATGCTGGCGGAGGATGCGCGCGGGCTGCGCGTGATCGCCGCGATCGACAATGCCGCCAGCCGCGCCGCCGCCGAGCTGCGCAGCCGGACGGTCAGCGGATTGTCGTTCGGTTATTTCGCGCGTGCCGCGACCCCCTTTCCGGCCGGACGGCTGCTGGAGGACATCGACCTGTTCGAAGTCAGCCTCGTCACCCGACCGCTCCAGCCGGGAGCGCGGGTTCACCTGATCGGCTGAACCCGTCGACACCGCCATGGGCCGGGCCACCCCTGTCCGGCCCATGGCGCCCGACCCTGAACTACCCCTGTGCAACCACCTGCCGGGCGCTGCCCGGTTCCAACGGAGAACATTGCCATGACCATGACCGCCCCCGTCGCCGGCCTGCGCATCACCCGTGACCTGCGCGCTGCCGAAGCCGCGCTGGACGAAGCGCTGATGAAGCACAACACCTTGTTCGCCACGCTGCTGAGCGCGCGCCAGAACACCGAAGAGGCCGGCCCCTTCACCGGCCACGAGATCCTGCTGCGCCTGATCAAGTCGCAGCAGACCCTGCTGGCCGCCGGTGGCGACCTGGCCCGCGTCCATGGCGGCCTGAGCGACATGGGCCGCGAGATGGGTGCTGCCGTGCACGATTGCCCCGAGGATGGCCCGATCGGCTTCGTCGATGGCGAGGACGAGGTGCGCGCCATCGCCGCCTGAGCGGCAGCAGGAGAAAGGCCGGGCCGGGGCAGCGGATCGCCCCGGCCCCGGCCAAGGCCGGCCACCTGAACGGCCCGCCCCCGAGAGAACAGTTTCCCCGCCGCGCACCGCTTCGACCAGGGTGCCGGCGGGTTTTTCATGCAAGCGAAAGGCAGATGCCCCATGAATCCCGAACCCGAGCAGGACGTGCTGGCCGCGTCCTTCGACATTGTCGCGCGGCAGGACCGCACCGATGATGCCATCAGCCGCCTGCAGACCGAGCTGGACGAGGCCAAGGCGCGGCTCGCCCGTCTCGGCCGCAGTGGCGCGTCGCGCGTGGCGCTGGCCGCAGGTGACAGCACGATCGAGGTCAAGGGCTTCGTCGACGGCTATCTGCGGCAGGGCCGCGAGACCGAGCTGAAGGGCATGAACAGCGCCACCGGCGCCGAGGGCGGCTTTGCCGTGCCGGCCGAAGTGGATGTGGCGATCGCCGCCACGGTGAAGGCGATCAGCCCGATCCGCCAGGTGGCGCAGGTGGTGCAGGTCGGCAGCGCCGGTTACCGCAAGCTGGTGAGCACCGGCGGCGCGGCGAGCGGCTGGGTCAGCGAACTGGCACCGCGGCCCGGCACCGGCACGTCCAACTTCAAGGAGATCAACCCGCCGAGCGGCGAGCTGTACGCCAATCCCGCGGCCAGCCAGACCATGCTGGACGATGCGGCCTTCGACCTGGAAAGCTGGCTGACCGGCGAGATCGCGGTGGAATTTGCACGGGCCGAAGGCGCCGCTTTCGTGAACGGCACCGGCGTCGACCAGCCGCTGGGCATCCTGCGCGTGCCGACCAGCACGGAAGGTGACGACACCCGTGAGTTCGGCGAGCTGCAATATCTGAAGTCCGGTGCGGATGACGGTTTCGACGTCGGCCCCGACCTGACGCTGGTGGACATGGTCCATTCGCTCCGGTCCAGCCTGCGGCAGGGTGCGTGCTGGCTGATGAACAGCCGCACGCTGGCCACCATCCGCAAGCTGAAGACTGCGGACGGTGCCTTCATCTGGCAGCCCGGCCTGTCCGATGGCCAGCCCGACCGGCTGCTGGGCTATCCGGTGGTCGAGGCGGAGGACATGCCCGACATCGATATCGGCGAATATCCGATTGCCTTCGGCAATTTCCAGGCCGGTTATCTGATCACGGAGCGCACCGCGACCAGCATCCTGCGCGATCCGTTCACCAACAAGCCGTTCGTCCACTTCTACGCCACCAAGCGCGTGGGCGGCCAGGTGCTGGATACGAACGCGATCAAGCTGCTGCGCATCGAAGCGTAAGCCGCTGCCGCATCCGCGCCGTTCCGTCATCCCCCTTGTGGCGGAGCGGCGCGGATGCCCCTTTTCCTTTCAGACATGGAGACCGCCATGCAGCGGGCAATCGTCACGCCGGCCGACATGGCGGGCGCGGCTCTCAGCGAGCTCAAATCCTGGCTCGCCATCACCACCACGCGCGACGATCCGGGCCTGTCGACATTGCTGCAGGCGGCGCTGGACATGTGCGAGGCCTTCACCGGGCTGATGCCGCTGGCGACCGAGTGCGAGGAGGTGCTGGCGCCGACGGGCATGTGGCAGGTGCTGCGCACCCGTCCGGTGCAGGCCATCCGCCGCGTCGCCCGGCGGAATGCCGCCGGCGAATGGCGTGACCTGCCGGCGGCCAGTTACGCGATCGACCTGCTGGCCGATGGCAGCGGGCGCGTGCGCCTGCTGGCGGCGACGGGTGAGGCACCGCTGCGCGTGACCTTCACCGCCGGCCTGGCGGGCGAGTGGACGGGACTGCCCGCCACGCTGCGCCACGGCATTGTGCGGCTGGCTGCCGACCAGTTCGAGCAGCGCGGAACGGTTGCCGCCCGCACGGCGCCGCCGGCCTGCGTGGTGGCGCTGTGGCAGCCCTGGCGCCGGATGCGGCTGGCATGAGCGGCGCCGAAGCCGCCATCGAGCGACTGGCGATCAAGGCGGAGCGCATCGCGCTCGCCCGCGCCGAGACGCTGGCCCGAAGGCGAGAGAACCGGACCGAATGGGCGGACGCACGCTTGCTGCGGCCGCTGATCGCCAATGACAACTGACAGGAGAGCCGGATGGAAAGCCTGCTGCGCGCCGCGCTGATCGACTGGCTGCGCACCGATGCGGTGCTGGCCCCGACGGTCAACATCGTGGCCGAGGAACATCCGGTGCAGGCCAGCGTGCCGTGGATCGGCGTGGTGGCGAGCGCCAGCACCGACTGGAGCACCAAGACCGAGCGCGGCCGCGAAGTGCGGCTGGCGCTGGAATACCACACCCGCGGTGACGACCCGGCCGGAGCGGCGGCGACCGTCGCCGCGATCGAGGCCTGCGTGGAAAGCCTGCCGCGCCGGCAGCCGCACTTCCACGTGGCGGGCATCGCCTTCGTGCGGGCCCGCGCGGAGCAGCGGCCGCGGCAGGGCCGGGCGGTGCTGCTGGAATACCGATTTCGCATCCTGGCCACGGCCTGACCCATCTTTGCGAGGAGTTTTGACCATGAGTGCACAGAAGGGTTCCGCCTTCCTGCTGAAGATCGGCGGGGATGGCGACACGAAGGAGTACCGCACGGTCGCCGGCCTGCGCACCACGCAGATGTCCATCAGCGGCGATGCCGTGATCGTGACGCACAAGCAGTCGGGTGGCTGGCGCGAATTGCTGTCGGGTGCGGGATCGCGCCATGTCTCCGTCAGCGCGGCGGGGATCTTCCTGGGCAGCGAGGCGGAAGGCGCGATCCGTGCCCACGCGCTGGCCGGCACGGTCGCACCCTATGAACTGTCGTTTGAGGATGGCGAGAAGCTGCGCGGGACATTCCTGGTGCAGCGGCTGGACTATGCCGGCGATTTCAATGGCGAGCGCAATTACACGCTGCAGCTGGAAAGCAGCGGCGCGGTGGTGCCCGCGTGAGCGCCAATCCCCTGCCCAATCCTGTCCGTGGCGAGGCCGAGCTGGTGATCGCGGGCGAGGCGCGGCTGCTGCGCCCCACCTTTACCGCGCTGGTCGCGGCCGAGGGGGAGCTGGGTTCGCTGTTCGCCGTGGTCGAGCGGGCGAGTGCCGGCGAGCTGCGGCTGGAGGAGATGGCGGCCTTATTCTGGCATTGCCTGGCCGACCGGCCGACGATTTCGCGCGAGGCGGTCGGCCAGGCAGTCGTGGCGCAGGGGCTGGCGGGATGCGCCAGACCCCTGGGCATGTTGCTGCGGCAGATCCTGCAGGGTGGCTGAGAGCCCCTGCTTCATGGATCGGGCCGCGCGACTGGCCGGGGTGATCCCGGCGATGGTGGGGTGGCGGCCGGACGAGTTCTGGTCCGCCACCCCGGCGGAGGTGTCCGCCATCCTGTCACCCCCGGAGATTGCCGGCGCGGCCGATGGCGTGAGCCGGGCCGAACTGAACCGCCTGATGGAGCGTGAGAACCATGGATGACGATATCGAGACGCTGATGATCGACGTGCGCGCCAATACCAGCGGGTTGCGGGCCGATCTGGACGGCCTGCGCGGCACGCTGGACAGCGCGCTGGGCGCGGCGGGCGAGGAGGCCGGCGCGCGGCTGGAGCGTGGCCTGCTGTCCGCGATCCGGCGGGGCAGCCTGGGCTTTGACGATCTGAAACGCGTGGCATTGGGGGCGATGGACGAGATCGCCGCCGGGGCGATGCAGCGCGGGGTCGGTGCGGTGCTGGGCGGCGCCTCCGCCGGCAATGGCGGGCCAGGTGGCATGAGCGGCCTGCTGGCCGGCGTGGCGGGTGCATTGCTGGGCCTGCCGGGGCGGGCCACGGGCGGGCCGGTTGCGCCCGGACGCCCCTATTGGGTGGGGGAGCGCGGGCCGGAAGTGTTCGTGCCCACCGCCGCCGGCCGCATCGAGCCCGCGACGACGCAGCCCCGCGACGTGCGCATATCCATCCAGCTGCAGCAGCCGCGCGGCGGCGGCGACGCGCCGGCGGCGTGGCGCCGGTCATCGCGGCAGGTCGCCAGTTCGATCCGGCGATCGCTGCGCGCCTTCTGATACACAAGGATTCAGCTTCATGGCATTCTGGCTGGCTCAACAGCGTGGGGGGCAATGCACCGACTGGCTGCAGCGGTTCGACCCCCGCTTCTGGACGGTCGACTTCCCGCGCCCGGAGATGGCGAGCATCGTCAGCACCGCGCCCGACGCGCTGCGCGTGACGACCGAGTTCCATCACTGCAATGCGCTGGCCGGGTTGATCTGGGACAGCACCGACCGCCACGATCACCCCCTGACCGGCTATGCCACCGACAAGGATTATGCGCGCACGGTGCTGCAATTCCGCTGGCGCAGCGCGGGCGTGCTGCCGCTGGATGCGGTGCACGGGCCGACGCTGGTGATCGAGGGGCTGGACGCCCAGGGTGCGGAGGCGACCTGGCATGTGCGGTTGTGGAACCACGCGGTGGGCGCACCTGACGATGCGCTGGTGACGCTGCCCTTTTCCGAACTGCGCGACGGGTGGGCGCCGGAGGCGAATGCGCCGGCGATCCACCCGCATGCGATCGAGCGGATGTTCATCACGCTGGTGCCGCCCGCCTATGACCCGGCAGATCCGGCGCTGCTGCGCGGCCGGGCCGAGGGCTGGGTGGAGCTGAGCGGGATCAGTTGCACGGGCGACCGGCCGCTGGTCGCGATCGGGGATGTCATGCTGCCGCCGCATGGCGAGCATGCGTGCACCGCCTACGATGACTGCTACCATGTCACGCCGGCGCGATTGCTGCGCGGGGTGCGTGCGCTGGGCTATCGCGGGCCGCTGGTCCATTACATGGGCATGAGCCACTTCTTCCGGCTGGTACCGGATGCCGATGGCGCGCTGCTGGTGGCACGGGACGGCGCGTTGAGCGCCTGTGCCGAGGAATGGCACCGGGATTTCTTCCGGCGGTGCAGGGCGATGGACATCGCGCCTGTCGCCTCCCTGTCCTACGAAGTGCTGGCGGCGCATTGCCCGGCGGAATGGCAGCAGCGCTTTGCCGATGGCACGCCCGGGCTGACCGGGTGGAGCCCGCCTTCGGCGCTGCTGTCGCCCGCCAATGGTGCCGCAATGGCTTGGTTGCAGGCGGCCGCGCGGCGCATGGTGGGGCTGATGGCGACAGCCGGTTTGCCGGTGTCGTTCCAGATCGGCGAGCCATGGTGGTGGGCGCTGCCCGACGGGCGCGTGGCGCTGTACGATGCCGCGGCACGCGCCGCCTTCAGCGACAAGGCGCCAGCGATCACCAATCTGCGGGACGCGTTGACGGCGGAGCAGATTGCCGTGCTGGACCGGGCCGGCAAGGCGCTGGCGGCATCGACCCTGGCCTTGCGCGATGCGGTGCGGGATGCGGCGGGCGGCGTGGCGGAGGTGATGCTGCTGCTGTTCACGCCGACGATCCTGGCCGGCGAGCAGCCGGACCTGCGGCGGGCGAACTGCCCGGCAGGGTGGGCCTGGCCGGCCTTCGACCGGCTGCAGCTGGAAGATTATGACTGGCTGACCGACGGGCACGAGCGTGACCGGCTGGCCGCCTATGACGCGGTGGCGGAGCGGCTGGCCTATCCGCTGGCGGCGCAGGATTACCTGGCCGGCTTCGTGCTGCGGGCGGAAGATGCCGCCGCCCAATGGCCACTGATCGATGCGGGACTGGACGAGGCGCGGTTGCGCGGTGTGCCCCGGCGGTTCGTGTGGGCGGTGCCGCAGATCAACCGGGATGGCTATACGCGGCTGCGGCCTGCGCAGGAGGACGACATGCAGGCTTTCGACGATCTGCCCTATCCGCTGGCACTGGGCCAGGATGCAGGGGTGAGCGCGGAGTTCTCTACCTCCGTTTCGCTGACGGCGTCGGGGCATGAGCGGCGGGCGAGCCATTGGCAGGATGCGCGGCTGCATTTCGATGTTGGCCCCGGCATCCGCTCCGATGCGGAGCTGGGCACGCTGATCGCCTTCTTCCGTGCCCGACGCGGCGCGGCGCGCGGTTTCCGGCTGCGCGATCCGTTCGACCACAGCAGCAACGGGATGACCGGTGCGCCGACGCCGTTCGACCAGCTGGTCGGGACTGGCGACGGCAAGGCGGTGCGGTTCCGACTGGCCAAGAGCTATGCCGGGCCGGACCCGCAGCAGCGGCTGATCACCCGGCCCGTCGCGGCCAGCGTGCTGGTCAGCGTGGACGGCGCGGCGATCGACGGATGGCGGCTGGAAGAGGGCGGCTGGCTGGTGCTGCAGGCGGCGCTGCCAGCAGGCGCGGAGGTGCGGGCAGGGTTCCTGTTCGACGTGCCGGTGCGCTTTGCCAGCGACCGGCTGGACATCGTGGGTGCGGCCTTTGCCGCGGGCGAGGCACCGTCGGTGCCGCTGGTCGAAGTTAGGGAGGCGACATGACGCATCGGTTCTTTGCCACCGAGCTGGAAGGGGTTGCCACCTTCTGGCGCATCGAGCGCCGCGATGGCGTGACGATCGGGCTGACCAATCACGATCGTGACCTTTGCTTCGATGGGCTGCGCCACCAGGCAAGCCCGGGGATGGTCCCGAGCGCGATCCGCCGCACGCGCGACCTGTCGCCCGACAGCGCCGAAGTGAGCGGCGCGTTATGCGCATCCGGGCTGTGCGGCGACGATCTGGCAGCGGGCCGGTTCGACGGCGCGTCCTTCACCATCGGCCTGGTGGACTGGGAGACGCTGAAGCGGACCATATTGTTTCGCGGCCGGTTGGGCGAGGTGGGGCAGGCCGGCGGGACATTCCAGGTCGAGCTGCACGGCGGCAAGGCGCTGCTGGAGATCGATCCGGTGCCGCGCACCAGCCCGACCTGTCGCGCGGAGTTCTGCGGCCCCGGCTGCACCCTATCGCCGGCGCGGTTCACGCATGAGGCGCGGATTGCGTCGTGCGACGCCGAGACGGGCCGAGCCGGTCTGGCCGGCGGCGTGGATGGGCGCTTCGCCGGTGGCTGGCTGCGGTGGGTGGACGGGCCGCACGCGGGCGAGATCATGCCGATCGTCGGTGTGGAGGATGATGCCGTGCTGCTGGACCACTCCGCCTTTGCGGCCGTGCCGCCGGGCACCGCGGTGATCCTGCGCGAGGGATGCGACCGGACGATTGCCACCTGTCACGAACGGTTCGCCAATGCGGTGAACTTCCGCGGTGAGCCGTGGCTGCCGGGCAATGATCTGGTCACCCGCCACGGGGGGATGATGCGATGAGTGGCGGTTCCGCTGGCGAGATGATCGCCGCTGCCGCCATGGACCTGGTCGGCGCACGCTTCCAGCTGCAGGGCCGCGATCCGCGGACCGGGCTGGACTGTGTCGGCGTGATCCTGGCGGCATTGGCGGTGAATGGCCGCGCGCCGCCGCCGGTGCCGCCTTACACAATGCGCCGCACGCAACTGGATCCGTTCGACCGGCTGGCTGCTGCCCAAGGTCTGCGTGACGTGTCCGGCGCTGCGGAGCCTGGCGATGTGCTGGTGTTCCGCACGGGTCCGGCGCAGTGGCATGCGGCGATTGCGACTGCCGGCGACCATGTCGTGCATGCCCATGCCGCGCTGCGCCGCGTGGTCAGCAGCCCCGTTCCGCCGGAATGGACGATCGTGCGCCACTGGCGCGTTCCAAGCTGACAGGTTCATCATCATGGCTACTCTGGTTCTCACGGCCCTCGGCACCGCCGTGGGTGGCCCGTTGGGCGGTGCCGCCGGGGCGATCCTGGGCCGGCAGGTCGACGGATCGCTGGCAGGTGCCGGCACCCGGGAAGGAGCGCGGGTGCGCGATCTTGCGGTCACGACATCCGCCTATGGCCAGCCGCTGCCGCGGCATTTCGGTCGGGTGCGGACGGCGGGCACGATCATCTGGGCAACCGATCTGATCGAGCAGAGCGAGACCGCGGGCGGCGGGAAGGGACGGCCTTCCACCACCGGCTACAGCTATGCCGCGTCGCTGGCGGTGGCGCTGGCGAGCCGGCCGATCGCGGCGCTGGGGCGCGTCTGGGCGGACGGGCAGCTGTTGCGTGGCGCTGCCGGCGACCTGAAGGTGGGCGGCGCCTTGCGGGTCCATCACGGGCACGGTGACCAGCAGCCCGATCCGCTGATCGCGGCGGATCTGGGCGCAGCGTGCCCGGCCTTTCGTGGGCTGGCCTATTGCGTGTTCGAAGGGCTGCAGCTGGCATCCTTCGGCAACCGCATACCGGCGCTGACCTTCGAACTGATCGCCGATGATGGCGATGTGGCGCTGGCCGATGTCGTGCAACCGGTGGAGGCAAGCACCGGGCGCCTGCTGCCGGGGCTGGCGGGCTGGAGCGATGCCGGCGGCGGACTGGCCGGGCAGCTGGCCGAGATCGGCACCTTCTATCCCCTGTCCTGCCGCGCGGGCGAGCGCCTGGAGATCGTGGCGGACGGTCAGGCGGTGGAGCTGGAACTGCCGGAAGCGGCGGTGAGGCCGGCGACGAGGGGCTGGTCATTGCCGGACAGGCGCGGCGGCCTGCATCAGCGGCAGTGCCGGCTGGCATCCGTTACTTCGATCTGGACCGCGATTACCAGATCGGCACGCAGCTTGGTGCAGGGTCGGCGCCGGGCAGGCATGCGCTGCTGGACTTCCCCGGCGTGTTGCGCGCCGGCGATGCCCGCCTGCTGGCAAGCCGTCTTGCGCAACGTGCCAGTGCCGGAAGCGCGAGTGCCACGTGGCGTACGGCCGAACTGAACCCGGACATCGTGCCGGGCTCCATCGTGCGCATGCCCGGACGGACCGGGCCATGGCGGGTGGAAAGCTGGGAACTGGATGCGCATGGCGTGGCGATGGAGCTGAGCCAGATCCCGGCGGCGCTAGCGCGCGAGATGGCGGCAGATCCCGGCGAGGCGTTGCAGCAACCGGACCTGATCGGCGGTTCGACAATCCTGGCAGCCGTAGAGCTGCCGCCCGCATCGCCGAGCGAAGCCACTCGGCAGATCCATGCTGCGGTGTCGTCGGATGCGGTCGGCTGGACCGGAGCCGCCCTGTACGGAGAGCAGGACGGCAATCTGGTTCCTGCGGGGCACGCGCAGCGGCCACGCAGCACCGTGGGCCGGTTGCTGGGCGCCTTGCCTCCGTCACCCGCCCTGCTGCTGGAGCGAGGGGCTGAGATCGAGGTGGCAATTCCGGCCGATCTGCCGCTGGGCAGCGTGGCGGCCGAGGCTCTGGCGGCTGGCGCCAATCGCGCGCTGATTGGTGACGAGGTGGTGCAGTTCGTCGAGGCGGTGCGGCTGGATGCCGGACACTGGCGTCTGCGCGGACTGCTGCGCGGTCGTGGCGGAACCGAGCGGGCGGCGGGCAAGGGGCATGATGCCGGCAGCCTGTTCGTCCTGCTGGATGACACGCTGGTGCCGATCGACCTGAGCAGGATGGCGCCGGCATCGGACATGACGCTGGCGGCGATCGGCCTGCTGGATGACGAGCCGGTCATGGCGAAGCTGGCCAATGTGCAAGGGTCGGTCCGGCCGCTGTCGCCAGTCCACCTGCGCCGGCGCAGCCTGGCCGATGGTGGCTGTGCGTTCAGCTGGACCCGCCGGATCAGCGGCGCCTGGGACTGGCCGGACATGCCGGCGGCCCAGGTCGGCAACACGGCGCAGCAATACCAGATCGGGATCGGCCCGGCCGCCGCACCTGTGAGCGGGTGGCTGGTCGAGACCGCACAGGTGGAGCTGCCGGCACCCATGCTGGCGCAGTTGCGCGGGCAATATGCCGGTCAAACGCTCTGGCTGCGGGAGGTGGGTGGCGCGGCGCCATCCGACCCCGTGCAGCTCATGATCCTCTAACTGGAGTAACCGCGATGTCCGAACTGCTGAGCCTGACGGCGACGAGTGCGCGCCACCGCCTGCCGCTGATCTTTCCGGGACAGGTGCAGAAGGAGTTCTTCGTCAACGAGGCCCATGCCCTGATGGATGCGCTGTTGCATCCGGTGGTGCTGGGCACCGCATCCTTCGCGCCGGTCAATGCGGTCGATGGCGATTGCTGGATTGTCGGGCCGGAGCCTGACGGCGATTGGGCGGACCAGACCGACATGTTGGCCTGTCGTCAGGCCGGCACCTGGCTGTTCGCCGCGCCATGCGAAGGCATGCGGGTGTTCGACCGCGCGAGCGGTGCGGATCTGCGCTACCTGGCGGGCCGGTGGACCGGTGCGGTCCCGATCCGTCTGCCGGAGGGCGGCGAAGTCGTGGACCGCGAAGCGCGCGACTCGATTGCCGGCGTGGTCGCCGCGATGGCGACTGCAGGCCTGCTGCCCCAGCCGGGCTGATGCGGGCAGGTCAGGCGGCGTAAGGTGTCGGGTCGGTCAGCTGCGCCTCGGCGAAGCCCTTCCGGCGCAGACGGCAGCTGTCGCATGTGCCGCAGGCGATGCCTTCCGGCGTGGGATCGTAGCACGACCAGCTCATCCCCGGATCGAGCCCGAGCGCCGCCGCCTCCTGCGCGATCCGGGCCTTGCCCCAATGTTGCAGCGGCGTGTGAATGGTGATGCCGTGCCCTTCCACGCCCGCCTTGGTCGCCAAGTTGGCGGTCGCGACGAAGCTGCTGATGAATTCGGGCCGGCAATCGGGGTAGCCCGAGTAATCAAGCGCGTTGACGCCGATGAAGATGTGCCGCGCACCCAGTGCCTCCGCCCATCCCATCGCAAGCGAGAGGAAGATCATGTTGCGCGCGGGCACGTAGGTGACGGGGATGTCGTCCCCCACCCCGCTGACCCCGGTCTTGGGCACCGCGATGTCGCTGGTGAGGGCCGAGCCGCCGAACTGCCGCAGGTCGAGCGGCAGGACGACATGGGCGGCCACTTCCATGACCTGCGCGATCCGTGCGGCGGCGGCCAGCTCGACCCGGTGCCGTTGATTGTAGTCCACGGTCAGCGCGTGAACGGCATAGCCGGCCTGCTTCGCGAGCCCTGCCGCGACCATCGAATCGAGGCCGCCGGACAGGAGGACGACAGCCTTTGGGTTCTGGCTCAT